GCTGGTACTGACATAGCTAAAGGCGTGTTTTCCGGTGCGACTAAAATAGCGCAGGGCACCTTAGAGACTTTTGGAACATATGCTGATTTAAAATTTGGCATGGGCGATCCTTTGTTTGCTGCAAACGTAGATCAAAAAGTCAAAGAAGGTGAGATGGTGCCACCTGAATCACCGCTCATCATCACCGATACACTAACCAAGGCTTTTGACGAAGGTCGCGAGTTTGTAGGACTTGAGCCTCAAGGCACGGCAGGTAAAGTAGCTGAAGCTCTGACGCAGTTCGGAGTGCCGGGTTACTATGGTGCCAAAGCTGTGCAGTTAGGCACGAGGATAGGCCGTAAAGAAATTGTGGACAGAGCTAGAACGGGTGCCTCACGTCTTTCAAAAAGACAAAAACTTACGCTACTAGGACAGCAAGCAGCAGGGGCAGTCGGTGTTGATTTCATAACATCTACGGATGACACACAGGGCTTGCATGATTTTTTTGAACTGGGGCCAAACAGGACAGCCGAAAACAAAGTCGGAGAGACAGCTATGGAAGCAGGTGCTTTCAAGCTAATCGATAAGATGATGATCGGTGCGGAAGCAGGCGTAGCTACGATTGTGCTGCCGCCCATACTGGGCGCGTTCTTTAAAGGCATATCAAAAGCTGGTGCGTTTAGACCTGTCCAAGAAGCATCAAGATTGCTTGAAAGAAAAAATATCAATGTGCCTTTGTCTAATTATGTACCACAGTCACTAGCTAGAAGATCTAAGGGCGCAACCGTGGCGGATATTCTTAGCGCAGGTGCAATACCTCTTGCTCGTAAAGGTATGGAATCGGCGACTCAGGCAATATTAAGGCAAGAAGCTCGTATTCTTGATCCTGAAACAGCGGTAGGCCCAAAAATATTCCAAGCTTTTGATAGAAAACTTGCTGGGTTATTTGCAAATTTACGTTATCGTGGATTCCTTGATCCAGAAGCTGCCAACATAAATTCTCTTGTTAACGCGGCTGTTGAGGGCGATATCAAGATTGCTGAGAGAAAACTTAGAAAGATTGAAAACAAGATAAATGAATACTTGAACAGACCCGAGGTGAGAGAGCAGACAGCTATTACCAAGCAAAGTCTTATGAATGCCTTCATGGATGTACTTGAAACAGGCAAAAGACCCGAGGGCATACCCGACGAATTGTTCAACTCATACAAAGAAGCGCGAGGTGTAATCGATAGACTTTCAGAAAAGCTGCTGGATACAGGTGCTGTTCGTGCATTGCCGGATGATGCTCCACCCGGAAGAATGAGCCGTCGTCAATTAATGCAAGTTATTAGAGAAAACATAGAAACAGGCGGCTATCTACGTCAGCGTTATGCAGCCTATGAAAATCCAAGATATGATATAAAAGCCGGAACTGCCCGTGAGCGCGAGATTTTCGATTTGATCAAAAACATGCGCGGTGCAAATGAAGAACAGACTGCTTTCAACAGTATAAAAGAAATACTGAAAGACGATAATGTCCTGAAGGTGACTGAAGAACAAACAATTGACACTCTAACAGAGCGTCAAATGCGTGGTTACATACAAAAAGTATTATCTAAAACTCCATCTGGTCTTGGTAAAAATCCGGGTTTCAGTGGTCGTGTGCCAATCAGAAAACTAAACACACAGCTTTTAAACAGGAGAAAAGTTGCAAGTCCTGTTCTAAAAGAGATATTAGGACAAACCAGAAATCCGACAGAGTCTTACATAGCTACCGTTTCTGACCTGTCTACGTTCATAGCAAATGATGCTTTTTACACTAGACTGCGGCAGATAGCTAATGCCGATATAGCCGACGCAACATTTCGTCGAGGTAAGTATGGTGAAGAATTTGCGACAGCAAACGAGAGGGCAGCACTTGCAGACATGAGACAGCAAAACCCTGCCGCGACTATCAATGCTATCGGACCAAAGCAATACTCTCGCTACATAGATGTCGAGCAAAGAATAGTCGAGAAGAAAGACGAACTTAGTATGCAGTTGAACGAAGCTGTTCAACGGGGCGCGGATGAGGGGACCTTACAAAGACTACAACGTGAAATAGAAAACGTGGATGAAAGAGTTATCGCTGATCTCAAGGGAGAGGGCTACCATGTTATAGGTCGCATGGATGCCAACAACAAAATCATTGCAAAGGACCCCGGTCAGGCTGAAAGTAAGTTTGGTGCAATGCATAATATCGCGGTGCCAAATGCAATGTGGCAGTCGTTATCAAGAAAAGTTCATGAAGATGATTCATATTTTGGTCTCATGCCACTAGTGCGACATACATACGGGGCTATGTTAAAGTTAAAAGGTGTTGCACAGTTTAACAAAACTATTCTTTCTCCGATAACTCAAGTTCGTAACGTAACTTCGGCTTCCATGTTTGCTTTAGCACAAGGCAACGTAGGAACAGGAGCCAGTCTTGGACAGTCAGTTGATATTATCATCCGGGATCTTGTTAACAGAAAAATGCTCGGAAAAGATTTAAGTCTAACAGATGAAGGCTTAGACTATTTAGTCGATCTACAACGCCGTGGTGTAATCGGAAGCAGCGCACAACTAAGAGAGATACAAGACAACCTTAGACAAGGGGCTAACCCTCTAAGTAACCAACCTTTAAGAGATCATACTTTAGTTCAAGATGCCGCAGAAACAGTTGGCGGTGAAGATTTAAGAGTTGGGTTTGGAAGATTTAGTTTTTCTACAGGAGGGTCTCTGGAAAAACTTAATCGTAGAAATAAATTCTATCAGTTTTTGGGTAAAGCTGCTGATTTCTACAGAGCAGGTGACGATCTTTGGAAGATATATAACTATGAGTTTGAAATAGGAAAGCTAAAGAACGCGCACACAAACAGCATAAGAAAACTAAAAGACCTAAAAGACAGAGGTAAGATAACTGAGGACGTATATAAGGAGAGAAAAGCGCTAGCCGAACAAAGGTTCAGAGAAGAATTGGGCGGAGACGCTGGTTCAGATTTAACAGAACTTATAAAAGATGCAGCGGCGGACAGGGTACGCAACCTTGTGCCTAACTATGAACTTGTGCCACAGGCCATCAAAGACATACGCGGCATGCCATTTGGTAACTTCATCGCATTTCCTGCGGAGATTATGCGTACAGGATTCAATACACTTGAAACATCAATGAAAGAGTTAGCTAGCGACAATGCAGAAATTCGTGAGATTGGCATGCGGCGTTTGATGTCTTCGCTCGGCACGTTTTATGTGATTGGACCAACACTTCGTGATACAGCTATGACATTAACGGGAACGACTCAAGAAGAAATGAGAGCTATGAACGCACTGGCTGCTCCGTTTCAACGCAATGCGATATTCATCCCATTGGGAAGGAATGAGGACGGTCACCCGACAGCAATAGACTTCAGTCACTTCAACCCATACGATCTGTTAATAAGACCGTTTGAAGCTTTACTGAACAGTCTTGATGAAAGTGACAGACTTGCCCGAAGTAATTTTGACACAGTATATGATGCAATGTGGGAATCTTTTAAAGATTTTGTTGAGCCGTTTGCTGGTGAGTCAATTGCATTTTCTGCAATCGATGATGTTTTACCAGAGAGAACTCCGTTTTTTGGTAAAGGTGGTAAAACTAAAACTGGAGCAGTGATATATAAGGACGCAGAAACAGGCGGTAAAAAATGGGAAAGATCAATTGTTCATGTTTTGAATCAAATTGGCCCAACAAACATTCTTCCTACAAGGGTTCCAGTTGGTGCTGATTTTTCAGAGATAGAGTTATCTAGACTGCCAAGAAGTCTGTTTGCTGGCAAAGGTGACTTTGGCTTATCGGAATATAATCCAAGTAATGGTGTGAGGTATACACCGCATGCTGAAGTGTTCAGAGCGCTCACTGGTATTAATATACAAACCATCGACCCTGAAAGAATAGCTGGATTTAAAGCAAACGAATATAAAGCTGCCCGTTCAGAAGCATCCACTCTGTTCAACGACATGGTTAACAGAGAATTTTCTGACGAAGAAGATTACATAAATGGCTACCTTGCAGCAAACGAAGCAAGACTAAAAGCATTTAGGCAGATGGCGTCACACATGAAGCATCTTCGTGCGCTTGGGTTAAGTAAAGGTAAACTTAGAAAGCTGCTGAAAGAAGAGGGCGTTGGTAGAGAAGAGCTTAAATTCTTAGAACGCGGTCGGTATCTTCCATACTCTCCGTCAGAACAAAAGCTGAAAGAAGCGAAGAAGAAAAAGCATGATGTGCCTAACCGGATGTTGAGGTTATTGGAGCGTGATCTATACAGACTGCGTATTGATCCAGATCGTCCAGCCGACACTCCCGAAGGTGCATTCGACAATCCACGCGACACCAGTGTATTGGAGATGTTGCAACAGAATGCACGGCGGAATGCAGAGCTACAGCGTGAGGCACAGTCTGGTTTACCAACGGTCATAATAGATAGATCAGAGTCCATGGATCAGGCTCCACCTGCTCCGGCTCCGCCACCACAGCCCCCGGCTCCCGGTCCACAGTCTGCTGTGACACCGAATGCATTGAATCCTATCGTAAATCCTAACCCTCAAACCTTGGCGTTAGCTCAGATATTAGCTCAAAGACAAAGGAGAGTAGGATGAACAAAGACATACTAAGAGAACAGCTTGCAGATGATGAAGGTTGTAAGTACGAGATATACCTAGATCATCTTGCTCTGCCAACTTTCGGAATCGGTCATTTAATCAAAGATGCTGACCCAGAACACGGTCAGCCAGTCGGCACACCTGTATCAGAAGAGCGGGTGCGGCAAGCATTTGATCTAGACATCCTCGTAACCATCGAAGATTGTCACAGACTGTACGACGACTTTGATGAATTACCAGAAGAAGCTCAATTGGTCATCGCCAACATGTGCTTTAACCTCGGTTACCCACGTCTGTCCAAATTTAAGGGCATGAAATCTGGTGTAGACGACCGGGATTGGCACCGTGCAGCAGACGAAATGGTCGATTCTAGGTGGCATGATCAGGTTCCTAATCGCGCAAAGCGTTTAGTCAAGCGAATCCGTGATCTGGCAAATAGCTGAAATTATTAGAAAAAAACATCGATTCTCGTAGAGCTAATTTACAATGACCGTACCAATACACCCTCAAGTCCCTGAGAATCGCTGTCCGCGCTGTCAATCACCCCTAAAAATGGTGCAAGTGCACGGTCATGGGCAGTGTATGTACTGTAAAGCTGTAATTGATGATTGTTGTCAGGGCGAAACCTGTCAGGTCTTGAGTCCATCTGGTTCTGATTTAGAACCAGTAGGGTCACAGCGCACACCCATCACGACATGATTCCGATTCATTGACATTAGCTGTGATGCCATCTCGGTAGTTCTATCGATACACTGTGTTATTTCTTGATATGGTCCGCGTGTGTCGTCTGCCACAAAGCAATCTTGTAGATTGCCCATCATGCAGACTAACACCATCGCTTCAAACATTTTCTTTTTCCTTTGGGTAGTACACGTCTACATGTGACTGACAGTTTGGACAGTGAAGATTTGTGACCATTGAGTAATACTCATCTTCTTCTTCAAGGTCGTGGTCACCACCCCATATGAGTTCTGTATTACAATGCCAACAGTTCATTCTACCTGCCCCCAGTTGTCTACAATTGCTGCATCAACTTCAAAGGGTACTTTTAAATCTGGAATACACGTTGTCATAATTTCAACAACTTTATTCGCTTGATCTTGTGACTCTATGTTAAAGCATAGTTCATCATGAACTGTAAGTATAGGGCATAAGCCCTCACTGTGACAATCTACCATAGCCTTCTTGGTTTGATCCGCGCTTGAACCTTGTATCAATCTGTTCAGGGCTTTGTATGTAAAAGCTCTACGGATTCTACCCTTACCACCATATTCTTTTATTGCAAGCTCCATGGGCAGTGGCTTGTTATAAGTATATGACATTGGCTCCCACATATCAAAACGACATTTTCTACCCAGCCATGTTCTAATCACACCACGATCTGACGCATATCTGGATGTCATGTCAGCCAAACCTTTAACGAAAGGAACGCGATCATAGTATTTGTTGAGTAGCGAAGTTGCCTCATCCTCTGTGATGTCAAGCACATTGGCTAGCTTCTTCTTTCCCATGCCGTACATGATGCCAAGGTTTACAGTCTTGGCTTCTTTACGAGGAATCTCTGCCATGTCTGCCACCATCTGGTGGAAGTCAGCATCACCTTCGTGGTACATTTTTACAACGTCATCGATTTGCGGGTGACGATCTACACCTGTCAAGGTGGCACAATAGTGAGCTAGCCAACGTGGTTCTTGGGATGCATAATCAAAAGATCCCCACTTATACCCATCTTCAGGTGTAAACAGACCCCGGATCATCTTTTTAATTTCAGGGTCACGGGCTGGAATTTGCTGCAAATTAGGATTGCTTGATGAAAATCTCCCGGTTACAGTGCCACCATCATCAGAACGAAGAGCGTTAAAGTCACAATGAATACGACCGTTATACGAATGTTCAAGAATTGTCTCAACAAATGTCGTGTTGGCTTTGTTCAATTCACGAATTTTCACAATTTTTTGTGCAACTGGGTGTGTCTGGTTTGCAAGAAACTGTTTTGTAAAGGCGGGGGCATCCGTCTTTTGTGTCCTATGGTATTTAAGCCCAATGGCATCAAACGCCTTTGCTACAGATGTAGCAACCCAAGGCTCAACAAGAACCCCGGTATCGGACCTTATTTCTTCTAACAAATCGGCTTCTCGTTTAGACAAATCTTTTTTAATTTGTTCCGCCCGATCCAAGTCTACTCGTACCCCTCTTGTCTTCATATCAAGAAGAACGGGTATAAGATTTGACTCAAGTTCAAATATCGATGTGCACTCATCTTTGTCTAAATCTGTGCGTAATCGATCCCATAAACGCAGGGTAACAGCAGCATCCTGCTCTGCATAGGGGCCTACATATCTAGATGGTAAGCGATACATATCACTTTTGGCATTGACACCAAACTCTTCAGCAGCCGAGCGTAGTATCTTTTCATCCTTGCGCTCAGATAGATAATCACGAGCCAGTGAATCTAGGTTGTACCAGCGACGATTCTCATTCAGCAATGGCGCTGCAACCATTGTGTCAATGATTTTACCTTGAACTTCTATACCTTCTGCTCGAAGCCACCCAAGATCATAAAGCGCATTGTGCATCACCTTTTCAATGTTGGGTGTAGCCATCATCTTCTTCATCCACGCTATTACAGATGAGCGCGGCAAATTACCTGCATCATGTTTGATAGGTAGATACCAAGAACTATCTCCTGCTGCCACAGCTATGCCAATAATATATCCATCCTTACGACACCACCCCGGCCCAAGCTTGATTAAGTTTGGGTCTCGTGTCTCAAGGTCAACAGCTATTCTATCGTACTGTGTAAGATCAGGCAGCGAAGCAGGTGGTGACCAGTCACTGTCTGTCTTGCCCCAAGCCACATCTTTGATGTCTTGTGCAAGCAAGTGATATTGATACGAATCAGTCATCAGTTAGCTCTCCGCCACATGCCATGTACCCACATGCATCCACCCAGTTGTCAATGTGGTTTGGATTGGATGCTATACGGGCAACCTTCAATAATGTCATTTTGACAGCACAGTCCATGCCAATGGGTAGATCATCAGGCTTGATGCTATCCCACCAGTACCACACAGTTTCTATGTTTTTGAAGTTATTTTCCATCTCGCCGTGCTGTGCTGCACGATCCTGTGTTACATAACCTTTGGCGGTGTCTAGTATCTCTGCTCTATTCATCATCCATTTCCTGTCTAGATGTGTTTCTTGTTTCAAAAAATTGATTGTGGTGTGGGTGATCTACAAGAAACAAACGTGCATAGTAAGCTGTATAGTTATTGTTTAACTTGAACTTAGATCTTCTGGTTTGCACGTCTGTGTGCCATCGTATTCGTTCAAACACAGACTTAGCTGAGTAACTACGAAAGCCTACAGAGATTAGTTCAAACGAAAACTTTTTAAACAAGTCATAAACTTCTGGGTTATCCTCGTGGAATCTACGCCACTTCTTTACCATTTGTGTCATATCGCAAATCCATATTGTCCTGTTGATTCTATTAAGTGAAGATGTTTTTTTGTGCGCGTGGCACCAACATAGAAAACCCTGACTTCACTATCTTGGTCAAGGTTTTCTGTGCATGCTTTTGTAGAGTCTAGGAAAAGGGCGACGTTATCCGCCTCGCCACCTTTGGCTTTGTGTATCGTCGATATCCGGATCCTCGGACTGCCAGATAGTAATCGCTCCCCCCGCCGACGTACCGACGTAATGTAAGCGATCTCCTTGTCCGACACTTTCAACACACTCATCCACGGCGACTCCGATGTCGCATCCAGTTGGCATTTTTCTTTGATGTCGTCCAGAGTATATGTGTGTTCTGGGTCTAAGGACTCTAGGAGCTTGCGTCCAGATTTGGAAATAACATTTCCGCTTAGTATCTTCGAGAAGTTCTTCAGTTCTGCTGCTGATAAGGACAAGCCTTTGCATAATTTTAACCATACCTCAATGCCGTTTAAAACATTTTGAGATAGGGACCATCCAGCCCCCTCTCGCCAGAAGAGATAACCATCTTCCTTGAGGCGGGTGGAGATCTTATTCGCAATGTAGTTTGTCCGTGCTAGGATTAACCATTCACCACTCTCTAAGTCTAGCTCCATTATATCACGGTGCCATGACAGGTTCCCCTGCCTTTCGGTGGGTTGCCAAACCTTGTTTTGTCTGATCGCGACACGCTTAACTAAGTCATCAGAAAACTGATGCACGGACAACGGTACACGGTAGGATTTATCTAAGACTATCTTGTTATCACTGGCATCTAAGAAGTCCGATACACGGACCCCCATCCATGAATAGATGCACTGATCATCGTCACCAGCGTAGTACACTTGCTTTGAGTTAGGCACCAATACTTCCTTGACCATACGCCATTGCAGCGGTGCTAGATCCTGTGCTTCGTCAATGATCAACAGATCAAAATGGGGGCTTGTCCCCTGCTTGATAAAGTCTTCGATCATGTCCACAAAGTCACGCTTTCCAAGTTGCTTCTTGTATTCACGATACGCATTGTCAAGAACACGAAGCTGCTGGTAGTGCAGAACACGATCCGCCGTGTCACTGAACTGCTGTTCGATGCTTACCTCACGAACCCTAGCCATCTGAATCAGGGACAGGTACTTGTCCCCACCAGCGCCGGGAGTGAACAGCACACCTTCTGACATATTGTTTGATGCGTTGGCACGAAAGTCTAGCCCAACCAAACTGCCAAGCTCATGATAATCTCTGCCCTTGAACACATCTTGTGAGCGCATGCCCAGCCAGCTAAAGGCAAGTGAGTGCAGTGTGCGGAACCAAACCAGATCTTTGAGGTCTACATTTAATTCTGCGATTGCCCGTGTTTTAGCTTCTTCTGCCGCCTTCTTACTAAAGGACATAAAAGCTATGCGACTAGGGTCCATGCCATCAGCTATAGATTGTTTTACGATGCTTATGAGTTTTGTCGTCTTGCCTGTACCGGGCGGTCCAAAGATTGTTGTTTCCATTAGAACGGCACCTCTGACTTTTCCATCTTGATGTCAGGTGTGTCCACCTCTGCTGCAAACTCCGGCACCCACCATACTCGAACTGACTTCCACTTACCGCTTGATGTCTTGAACCGCTTGACACCATGTGAGTCGTCACCTTCATTCATCTCTTTGATGCGTTCTTGGATCTGCGCTCTAGTATAACTATCGAACTTCTTCTGCCGCAGAAATTCCATCAACGAGTCAAGCCTGAAAAAAGTGACCTGTTCTTCCACATCGGTGTAGGGCTTGCCCAACATGATCTCTTCGACTGTCTGAGCCTGCACTCGTCCTGTACAATACGCCTCAAGCAAGTCAAGGAACTGGCCTTTGTATGTCAGTTCTTCTGGCACTTCGATCTGATTGCAGTTGTCCATCAGATTGTTGATTAACACCTGCCAGTCAGCATCCTTGGCGCGTTCAGGCATGAAGTTTAACTGCTCCATGCATGACCGCTGAAACAGGCGCGGATTCTGTAGCTCATCCGTGTCAAGCTCCAGACGCCTGCCATCAATATCCAAGAACCACAGCCGTGGCTCTGACATCACAACCGACAGGCCGCTGATGGTGGGCAATGTTCCACCGCCCCCAATCCCATGCTTCATGGTGCGACATACATTTTTGTTGCAGTACGAAGCCATCGGCTCTTCACTGCACAGGTAACCCCATTCTTTCTTCTCGACTTGATTCTGTATCGTCACGATCTCTGACGCAGGCAGCGGTGGCTTGAAGTCCTTGGCATTGTGTTCTTCAAGCAGAGTCTTCCAATTCACTTCGTCATACTTCTTTAGAAAGATACCCAACTGAAATGCAAATTTGTTGCGCCCACCCTCAGAGATACCAATAGATAACATCTGTCTCACGCACGGTATGTAGTCTGGGTACAGATCAACGCTGCCCCCGATAGGTAGCTTCATGAATTCGTTTGAATCGATGCTGACTTGATCGACCATGTCGAGGAACTGTTCTAGTGTCGCCCCGTCCCCGTCCGGAAGAACCGCTGGGCGGAGCGTCTGTTCCGAATGAAAGTACGGAAGGTTAATAAAGTTCCCAACATCACCACGCTCGACCAAAACCTGTTCTTGCTTCGGGAAGATTTCACACTTGCCATGCCCAAGCATAGCAGCAATCTCCGCAGCTTTGTCTCTGAATTCTCCTGCACTGAACCACTCCTTAAAGAAAAAGAATATGTGAGCGCCGCCCGATTTAGAACGGCACACGATACACGGTACATTGTTTTCGGCTAACTGCTTAATGAGAGCAGCGTGATCTAAGGGGTATACATCAATATCAAGTGCACCAAATTTGCACTTGTTTTCTTCGTTTATAGGTATTGAACCAATGCCTGTTTTCCCGTCAAGGTGTTCTTGTACGAGTTCTATAGTCAACGCTTTACGAACAATATATGACTTGGCTTTAGTTTTTCCGGCTCTTCGTTCTTCTGATATATCTGTACGTCCATGTGCAGCGCCAAAACCAGCAAACGCCGCCATGAACCTTTCCGCAAGGGTCATAGCAATCTCCAAAAAGGAAGGGGTGCCACCTATGACAAAGGCTCCGGCAAGCCCAAGTGACACCCCAACTGGTTAAAACGGTACGTCAGCAGACTTAGTTGCTTCAGCCATCTCGTCAGATGTACCCGCAGCCGTTTTTATCTCTCCTTTTTTGAAGCTCTCAGCCATCTCTTTGGCTGCAAGCATAGCCTGTCCCATCTTGGAGACATCGGTTTCACGGTTAACCTTAAAGTTATACCACGTCCCCAAATCGTTACTTTCAGACACAGTCGTCACGCGCCACGCAGTGCCATAAATTGGCAGGATAAACGGTCCGTTTTTACCCACCGCACGACACGAGGTCCTCTGCGAATTCCATTTCTTCGACACTTTCAACTGAGTCTTTTTCATATCCAAAACAGCAGGATCACAATCCCCTGTTTCTTCGTTATACACCATCACCAAATGCTGATGACAGCGCACAAGCTCGTTACCCGAGGGCAAGATTTCAGCCGCGCCCTCACGGGTAGTATTATTCAAGTCTGGATTATCAGGAAATAATTCCTGAACAAGACCACCGCCGGAAACCCGTGGTACAAATTCCAAGTACTTCATCTCAAAAGCCACAGGAATAACAACCACACCCGTTTCTTCAGGGTATATCTCGCCCGTCACAGTGTTAAAGATATCACCCTGTGACGCACCTTTAATATATTCAGGCTTCTCTTTATTAAGCTGCGGCGAGAGGGCTTGCAGTATCCGCACAAACGGAATCTGCATTTGCTCCTGCCCAATCTTTTCAAAACCCGCACCAGCATTCTCTTCGAATATATCCATCAAGCCTTCTGGTGCCAGACTTGTGTTCGCTTTTTGTGCAACTGCTGTAGCCATAATCAACTATCCCTTCTTTATAACAGCACGGTTACCGACATACACACCAAAGGTGTCGTAGTCGATCTCTTGTTGAGACTCGATACGATTCTTTACCCATGAACGCAGTGTCATGGGGTGGATGTGTGTTTTCTGGTTTGGTTCAAGACCCTGACCCCGTAGATCATCAAGCACAGCGCCAGCCACATTGTCTTGGCCCATGCCGAATGACACAACGACATCATTCTTGATTATGTCACCCTCACCAATGGAGCGCAGGAAACCAAAGGCTTCATCTCTCCGATCATCTGGTATACGGGCAGACACAAACTTCTCGACAGAGACTTTGTTACCATCAACTGTCAAGCTATCAACACCAAGCTCTTGCATGAGGGCGGGGATGTCTTCCTCGTCCACAGCGCGTTTCTTGGCTTTCAGGTCTTTTAGGAATTGTTCCGTCTGTTTAATTTCATCGTCAACCTTTTGAGATTCACGAATCAAACGGGAAAGGCGAGTAGTGCCTTGCTCACTAACTTGGTCAAATGCCTTGGCGTTAGCAGCCTCTTCTTCAAATAACGAAAACACATCGTTCATCGTTCTTGCTCCTTGATTAAAGTTTATCCCCTTCGGGAGTAGAGAAGTGTTTTACTTCGGGTCTGTGGCGAAGTCAATGGCTTCTTTTGCAAAATCGTCGAAACTGTACGGTTTCACATATGCCTTTACAATATGTGCCATCTGTCCACCTATCGTGCGCCCTTCTCTGTGCGCCAGATTCTTTAAGTCTGCATGTACCTTATTAGGAATTGCAACTGATTTATATTTGGTATTGTCCAACTTATTCTCCTTGTCTTACTTGGACCCCTATGCAACACTACATCAACTGGCTGGGATATAAAAGGATTATTTATGAAAAAACCCAACTATCGAAATGTCGAAGGTAAGCGGTGCGAACTTATAGCTGTAGACTGGCTGCTCTCTCAGGGGTGCTACACTTACACACCTACCATGGAACAAGGTCCGATTGATATTGTAGCCCTTTCCGCCAAAGGTGAGTGGTTCTACTTTGACGTAAAAAAAGCCAGTCGTAGGACAGAGGGCACTATCATAAGCAGGTTGCTCTCCAGCAAACAAAAGAAGCTTGGTGTCCGTCTTCTTTATGTCGATCCCGATACTGGCGAGTGTCATCTTTACCCTCATCAATTTAACCTTAAACCTGACTCAGAACAAAAAGCTACATGTCGTATGGACGGTATCAAACCTCAAGCCATTTCCTCACTTCTTCACCCAGAGTCTTTCCCGCAAGATTGATTTTGCTCTTCAAAGCCTTGGCAATGTTTATATCAACGGTTTCGGGCACAACAAGATCAACATACAAAACTTTGTTGTTCTGACCGATACGATGACATCGATCTTCTGACTGCCATCTTGTCTCAAGATTGTAGTCGTTAGCGTAGTAAATCACATTGGTTGCAGCAGTGAGTGTGAGTCCGTATCCAGCAGTCTGTGGGTTGGCAACAAAGAACCGTGCGTCACCGTGCTGAAACGATTGTATAGCGGCCTGACGCTCTTCGTCCGTTGTGTCCCCGTAATAACTGACCACGCTGCCCGGTCCATGGACTTTTTTTAGCTCTTGCACAATCTTCTGTATGTCATATCTGAAGCGTGACCAGATGATTACCTTGCCTGTCATCTCTTCGATGGTGTCAAGCAGAGCCTGAATTCTGTTACTTTTTATCTCCACCAGTTCCCCGTCATCCGTCTTCAAGTGACCACACAACACCTGTTGCATGCGTAGCAGTTTAGTCATGACCTCAGATGCAGTAACCAAAGCACCATCTTCAAGTAAGGCAATCGCTGCGCCTTTTAACGAATTGTAATGTCTGTTCTGATCATCTGTCATGGCGACCTCACGGAACGTGTATATCTTGTCTGGTAAATCCAAAGCGTCTTCTTTTGTTACACGATAAGAAAATGTCATTAGCTTGTCCGATAGTTCGGGCAGGTTCCTGTAACCCACCACCTGTGTGAATGAATGATTACCCATGCGCTGAGTTCTTGTCATGGCATATCGATTCTGGAATGACCAATATGACTTGAAGCCAAGTAGATCAGGATTCAGGAACGCGCATTGTGAATACAAATCAAGTGGGGACTTCGTGACTGGCGATCCAGTAAGTATGCGTTTGTATTTCGCCCGACCACCAAGCGTAAGTAAGTTCCTAGTCCTTTTGGCCTTGGGGTTCTTGATAGTTGTTGATTCATCAACCGCAAGTAAGAAAGAACTGCCCTGTGTGAATACATCCAAGTATTTTTGTACTTTTGATGTTGCGAAACCTTCCACATTAACCAGTAGTATGCGGAGCTTTTCACGCTCCTTAACGGCATCAGTAAGTCTTCGGGCAGCAGCCTTGTTTGGATTCGGATTCCAAACATAAACCTCATGCGGTACGGCTTCGGGAAAGTGTACGGGAATCTCCGATATCTCCCAGTTTCGGTAAACCCCCTTTGGTGCCACGATGACAGCCGTGTCAATTTCAGAGTTTTCGTATAGCCAAACGATATTGTCGATGAGAACTTTCGATTTACCACAACCCATCTCCATGAAATATGCAAAATTAGATTTGTTGTAACTTCTTAATAACGCCTCATGCTGGTGAGCATAGGGCTGGGTCTTGTAATTAAACATATATATTTTAAAGCCAGTCTAATGCAGACGGTGCGGATCTGTCTTGCACCCACCCACCCTTGTACACAGCTTCCCTCTGCGGCGCAGTCGGATCATCTTCATACCGCTGTCCGTTGTATAATTCATCCGTTTCGTCAGGTAACAGGAACGGCCCATGATATCCTGTGATCCACACAGACTTAGACAGCCGTTCCCATTTTTGTATCCGACTAAGCTGCCGGATCGTTGTCATCGGGATCCCAGTCAGGGATGAAATAGAATCCGGTAAATGGCTCATCTCCCACATCCTCTTCGCCACCAGCACTGCCAGATGCGGGTGGTTGGGGAAATTTGATGATGTTACTGTCAGGCTTACCGTGTATTCTGTCGTCATTTTTGTCACTCATCTTCTACTCCACCTGTCATGATCCCAAACCGTGCAGCTTCCATGTACCACAAGACTTCAGCAGGATCGCTGACTGTTGTAATCATCTGAACCTGACCATCATGATTCTCACCCATAATTATAATATCTTTAAACACCTCACTTGCGACCTCACATACCATGGGCACAGGTTCTTTTGTTTTTTTCACACGATGCACGGGGAATGAAATAATTTTGTCATTCAATGTCTTTTACCCCTTGTACAAAGCAGAACGAACACGACGAACTTCTGCCGCTGTCACATCATTATCTAAAAATATTTTGGACCCCCTACCGTAGTTGATGTTTTTCTTTTCAATACGTCTTCCCAACCTGTCGTATTTTTTCCTAACTTCAGGTATTCTAAGATCCCCAATGATTTGATCTCTAGTTGGTACACTCATACTTAACCCCTCATAATCCGTTTCCATGCCGCCCATACTTCCTGTTGTACTTCTTCATCCACAGGCTCTGGATCATTAAGAAAACCATTTACAATATCTTCGATGATACAAACAGCATCCGACCAGCTTATATCCTCTGGCACTGACGCTATATCCTTTTCATCGGGCATCAAGTGCGTATGCATTTCATTCTCCGTCATGTCTACCTCTTTAATGCTATCCCTTATGGGATAAGTTGTAAAGAAATGAAGCATTCCATAAATTTCCCTGTCATGAGTTTAAAGCGGTTAGGGTTGATCAAATCAGTCGCGCAACAAATCACTTAGGGGGCGCATACTGGTTGACATCTATGGCGTTGAGGGACGCTGCTTCTGACGCCCCCGAAAGGAGGAACTACCGCTCCCCTACAACCAATCCACATACAGAACAATGCAAATTACTAGCTCTCTCGACCATAAGAGTCTCGGCTTCACATCTTGGGCATTGTCCTTGTTCAATTCTTTTCTGTAACGTGCCGTCTCCCATCTGAACTATGTTCGACGGTTCACGATCCACGATTACTTCAATCATAGCCATGTCTTTTACTTTTACATACAAATCAGCCGGAGTCTGAGTATGTGTGTTACCCAAACGCATCATAACCATATCATCATCGTCCCACACTTCTCGTATCAGGCGACCCTCAAGCTTTTTATAATCAACCTTCATATGAATTGGCTCCACTTTTCAGTCCACAATTCACCCAGCATGTCATGCTTTTGCTCCTCACCCATGTGAGAGACTAAATCACGATATTGCTCCATGCCCTGCACAAATTCATCGTATGAGTCACACTCCCCGATGATGTCAGATGCTTTATCCATGAACTTTTCTTCAAGTTCAATACACATGTCTTTGACTCTACCCATTATTCTAATCTCCAGTCTACACCCTCTTCGGTAATCAGACAGAAAGTGCTGTGCATCGATTCTTCAGACTTAAACCCGTGTTGGGTGAGTGCCATATGGCACTCACTGATTGTGTCGTGGGTGCTGATCACATTGACCGTGCCCCCGTTGAAGTGGGTCATCGTGACCATAATCAAAAGATACTTACTCATCGGATACATCCAAATGATAGAGTCTACGAACAGTATGGGCAACGTCAATCAGCTTGTGCATTTCGGTAACGGTCACACCCTCTGGGCCATGCCACTGAAGATCATCTCCGATACTGCTTGCAACCTTAGACAGTTCATCCACGGCTTCCAGCATCGATGGATACTTGTCATGCAACTGATGAAGCAAAGCTTCGCGCACGGCGGCTTCTTGCTCACGCTCCTTGCGCCAATACTCTTGCTTTTGTTCCATGGTCATGTTTTCAAAGTTTTTCGGTCTTCCCATCGCTTTGCTCCTTCTCCAGTATGGGTCTTAACTGACCATAGACGATGTTCGTCTTTGGTATAGGACGACCAAGCTTGTCCAGCTTGTACGCCACTTCAGGTATTTGCAAATCTTTCAAGATCTGCTCTTTAGTTGGGACTGACATCTAATGCCTCATTTCCTCTTCGTCATCTTCTTCCATGATTGACTTAACCGCCGCCTGCATAGCCGCAGTCAAACAACTGCTAACCAAAAACGGGTTATCAATATTATTCCGGAGAAGCATGCTATATGCCGCCGCGATCATGACGAATGCCAAGTGATCTGGATCGACATTCTTTTTCGCCATCTTTTCTATCATGGCGTTTATGGCCAACGCCGCCGCTCTGGTGTCAGAATCTTGATTCATCCCCAATCCTTCCTGTCTTCCTCGTTTAAATAACCATGTCTATACTCAGCGATCTGCTTTGTAGTCATAGACTCCTGCGTAATCCTTGGATGATACGCCGTACCATTAGGGCACCAATGCGGATTGTAAGGCCGGCCATAGTACCTGTCCGCCGATCCACGATCCATGGGACTTCCATGCTTTGGTAAATCAATCATCTTGACCTCGCTATCCTCGCACCTTGTGCAATGATTTTGTTTGCGATTATGTCTCGCACATCTTTGTAAGACTCTGCAACGAAATACCCATCGTGCCGACACAAGCCGTCATTGATGACGGTCACTTCACGCTCGACCTCGCCGCATTTGATGTTGCGGCTGGTGACAGAAAACCTGTCACCTACCAAAAATATTTGATCCACATCTTTTCCGGTCATGTGGTCAACCTCTGTAAATTCAAGTGTTATCATTCTATGTCTCCTCTTCATCATCGAAAACAAACAAGACACGCATGTGACCTTCGTCCTCATGGACGATGTCCCAATGATGGTCAGGGCATGTGTTCAGCCATTCCATTAATTCTTTTCTGGTAACCATCACACACCTCACCAACTTGCCTGATATTCAACCGAATGCCAGTACCCATCGATCTGACTATCCAAGTCATTCCAATCTGCCGCACGTTCAAAAACTTCAGCGTCGGCATCGGCTTCAGCAACGCACTCACGCCACCAATCACCTTTGCCAAAGAAGAACCCATCGCATTCATGAAAGTCAGGAAGTTCCCTTAGCCGTAGCTTGTGTGCAATCAGACGACAGTCTTCGGAACTCAAGTGGATGACCTGACACTCATCGACACCGTCCGCAAACGTATCGACAATCAGCTTGTGCAACGGCGCATGCTTACGCCAATAGCCCAGCTTCAGCCTTTCTGCCTCACATTCAAAGCCATCGACCATCCGCACGTTGATGGGGATGATCCCCCCATCTTCGGTGCGCTCCAACTCACCATCAGGCAAGCGCTTATATTCGGTGCGCTTAAACTTGTCACCACGCAAATACATATCCAGTCCCATTATTCAACACTCCCTGCTTTCCAAATACCAGTGTGTGGGTTGGCTTCATC